GACAGAATCCGATTGATCCGCTACGACGGCGCAGATGCGGCATTGCTGGAAGAGATCGAAAACCCTATTGGTAAAATCCCTGCTGTGAACCTACCCGCTAACCGCTCGATTGTTCGTGGCATGGGTATCAGTGACATCAGCGATATCGCCTATATGCAACAGGCTATCTATCAGGAGCTGTCAGAGATCGAGCAACTGATCCGCATATCTAATCACCCAACGCTCGTTAAGACTTACGAGACGGACGCGAGCGCAGGCGCAGGCGCGGTTATCAATATCTCTGAGGACAGCGATGCAGGGCTAAAGCCGTACCAGCTACAGCCATCAGGCGCTAACCTCGACGCTATCCGCGCATCTATCACCGACAAGATCGAGTCGATTAACCGCATGGCGCACATGGGCGCAGTACGTGGCACTGAGGCAATCTTGCAATCAGGCGTAGCGATGCAGACTGAATTCCAAATGCTAAACGCCAAGCTGTCAGAGAAAGCCGACATCTTAGAGCTGGCAGAGGAGCAACTATGGATGTTCTATTGCTTATGGCAGGGGCATGATCCGCACGAGGTGGAGATTAGTTACCCTGACTCGTTTGATATTCGCGATTACGAATCAGAGCTTCGATTCCTACAGCAGGCGAAAGCATCGGGCGTTCGCTCCGACGTATTCGCTAAGGCAATTGATAAGCAGATCGCAGACTTGATTCTCGACGACGAGCTACTTGCATCAGCGCACGACGAGATCGAAGGTACACAACGCGCTGTCGGCCAATTCACTGAAGTCGTAGAGAATGGCGGCTGATACCGATCACGCTCGCGCTGTCATTGCACGGGCCGAGCGTCACCAACGCAGGCTGGCGCAGGCGCTTGCAGAGCTAGATCAAGAGATCATCCAGCTTATGTCTGGCGCTCCATTGCGTGATGGGCAACTGTTCGACTTAGAGTGGGCAGTTAACGCACGCGCTGAGATTGCATCGGTTGTTCGCGAAAAGTACCTAACAGAGATTGACGACATACTGAGGGAATACGCAACCGTGGCGGCAGAGGCGCAGGCCATGCTTGGCAATTACACGGCATTTGCACAGCTAGACAGCGCAGTCGTTAGTCAGTTGCAACAGCTTACGTTTAACGGCTTTGAGGCTCTGGGGGAAGAGTTCATCGAGGAGGTGGCGACGCAGGTGTATAAGAACACCTTAACGGGCGCGAGCTTTGCTGATAGCGTACAGCAGATACGCAACAGTGTAGACGCCGATCTAGGGCGATACGCACAGGTGGCATTGCACGACGGCCTAATGGACTTTGACAGATCAATTACGGCTAATATGTCACTAGGCGCAGGCGCAACACGGTTTAAGTATTACGGGCCTGACGACAGCAAAACCCGCGAGCATTGTGACAAGCACGTCGGCAAGACGATGACGATTGAAGAGATTAACGAAGCGTGGAGCGGCGAGTGGAGCGGCAAGCGCGAAGGTAGCCCGTTTGTCGTTGGAGGCGGGTATAATTGCAGACACAGATTTCGGCCTGTCTTTGAAGGAGAGTAAACATGCCTTACCACAAGAAAGACAAAAAGAAGAAAAAGCGTAAATCACGCTAATTTGATACAATTAACCCTACTCGTAAGAGGATACGTTACATGAGCGATGAAATCATGGTTGAAGCGGTGACTGAGCCCGTAGCTGAAGAGCAAGAAACTCAGGAAACTAAGACGTTCACACAAGAAGAGTTAGATCGAATCGTGTCTGATCGCATTGCCCGCACTAAGCGGCAAGTCGAAAAGAAATACGAGGATATCGACGTAAACGAAGTGCGCCAACTGTTGGCCGAAAGGCAACAAGCTGAGTTAGAGCAACAGAAGGATCGCGGTGAGTTTGAATCTATCTTGCGTAATACTGTCGAAAAGAAAGATCAGGAAATACAGGGCTACAAGTCACGCCTAGAGGCTACGTTAGTCGATGGCGCGTTACTTACAGCCGCAAGCAGGAACAACGCTGTATCAGCAGAGCAAGTTAGTCAGTTGCTGAAAGGCTCCGTTAAGCTATCTGAAGATGGCTCAGTTGAGGTTTACGATACTAACGGGACGCCGAGGTATAACGACAAAGGTGAACTGCTGACAGTCGATGAGCTTGTATCTGATTTCCTAACGGCTAATCCACATTTTGTGAAGGCATCGCAGGGCGGCGCTGGATCAATGGGAGCGGCTGGAGGTGCTACGCCGAAACCTATGTCGGCGGCTGACATGCTGGCTAATTACGATAAAGGCGGAAAAGCCGCTTTTCGTGAGTACAAGCTGGCGCAAAAAGCTAACCGCTAACTTATAGGAGACTTCATCATGGCGGCTACTACTTCAACAACGCTGGACGATCTGTTCGCAAATATCATCCTTCAGGCACGTTTCACTGCTGAAGAAGAATCACTCATGCTTGGCCTCGTAACTCGTTACGACATCGGCAACCAAGCTGGCAAAACTGTACAAGTACCCAAGTACCCAGCAATCACCGCAGGCGCGTTGACTGAGGGCACTGATATGTCTTCTACCACTGTGTCTACTACTTCGCAGACAATCACTGTCTCTGAAGTTGGTGCGCAGGTTATTCTGACTGATCTCGCGGCAATGGGTGCTGGTAACCCTGCTGAAGAGCTTGGCACTGTATTGGGTAACGCAATCGCTACTAAGATCGACAAGGATCTCATTGCTTTGTTTGATGGATTCTCTAGCTCTTTGGGCGGTGCAGGTACAGAGATCACTGTTGCTGACTTAATGAAAGCGGCGGCGACTCTCAAGACTAACAAGGCACGCGGCCAGATGGCGGCAGTTGTACACCCTTGGCACGCTTACCAGTTGAAAGCAAACCTCACTAACACGTTTGTTAACCCTAACGGCGGCGATCTCCAGAACGACGCAATGCGCAACGCGTTTGTCGGCCAGATCGGTGGCATCGACATCTACGAGTCTAGCAACGTGTCTATTGACGGTTCCGACGATGCAAAAGGCGCGGTATTCGTACCAGAAGCCCTTGCAATCGCCATGAAGCGTGACTTTAACCTTGAGACACAGCGTGACGCCTCTCTCCGTGCGTTCGAGCTTAACGCTACTGCCATCTACGGCGTTGGCGAGCTTGATGACGACTACGGTGTTGAGTTGCTGTTCGACGCGGCTCAGTAAGAAGTATGGCGGCCCTTCGGGGCCGCTTTTCTCTAGGGGAGCTTATGCCTGTCATCTATCGTGGTGAGCGTTTCGCAGACTACAATCGGCCAAAGAAAACGAGGAATCATCCTACAAAGTCGCACGCGGTTTTGGTTAAGAAGGGTGACACCATTCGTTTAGTTCGCTTTGGCGCACAAGGCGCGAAAACGTACCCACCGACAGAAGGCGAGTCAGCCAAGTCAAAAGCAATGCGCAAGGCATGGTATGCGCGGCACGGCAAAACCCTAGCAAACGCAACCGTATTTGATCCCATTTATTGGGCGGCTAAATGGAAGTGGTGAGCAAATGGCATTTTCTGTAGACACTGATCTAACCGATCTCATCCCTGACATCTTAGAGTTTGGCATCGACACGTTTGCCGATGAGCACGCAAGAGCGCAGGCCGACATAGAGCGCGAGATCCGTAATCGCTGGTGGCACCGTAAGGGCATCAAAGGCGAGATGGACGCGAGCTATCTGACTGACTCGCAGTGGACGCGATCAGCGGCCTACCTTGTATTGTGGAAGTACGCGTTACCACAGCTTACCAACTGGGTAGACGACGACAGATTTTTGCGCATGATTGATTTCTACAAGGTGCGCTACGGTGAGGAGCTAGATGCGATCTTTGCTGACGGCGTAGAGTACGACGCAGACAACGACGGCACTGTCACCGACAAAGAAAAAGAAGTCATCGCACTGAATCGGCTCGATAGATGATACGTGTACGCACTAACCCACTGCGCCTAGAGCGAGTCACTAAAGACATCGCCAAGGACATCGAGGCCAGCAAGAAGCTGGCTATGACGCGCACGGTGTTAGCTGGCGTCGAGATCATCGAAGACAGGACAAGCAAAGGGCGCGGGATTAAGGGGCCTTTTAAGCGTTACTCTGAGGCATGGGCGCGCATCCGTAAGGATCTGGGCAAAACCAGCGCTACACCTAACCTTGAGTTTGGATATGAGCGCGTCGGCAATCAGTTTAAATCACGGCCCTCTATGCTATCGGCAATGCAAGGCAGAGCAGACAGCAAGAAAAGCGGCATTATCTTTTTCACTAATCGTGAGGCTGGTAAACGTGCGGCGTTCAACAACAAGTCGCGGCCCTTCTTTGGGTTTAACCGTAAAGAAGAGCGCAGGCTGGCTGACGTGTATTTGTCAGGTATTAAAATTAAGGATCGGCGGCGATGAGTGTTAGAGAGAATGTGGCGGCGAACCTAGTTACTCAGTTGCAGGCGATCACTGCACCTAACGTCAAGAAGGTAACACGCGAGCCTTTTGACTTTGACAAACTATCTAACGCACAGTTTCCCGCGATACTTGTGAGGACAGCTAACGAGACGCGTGAGGATTCATCTATTGGCGGGAGTATGTCTAGCCGCATGTCCACAGTGGACTATGAGCTAGTTTGCTTCGTCAAACACAAGAACATCGACACAGCCCGCAATCAATTAGTCGAGGCTATCGACGAGAGGCTGGACATCGACAGGACGCGAGGCGGGCACGCCATTGATACGCAAGTTATTAGCGTTGAGGTGGATGATGGTACAATAGATCCTATTGGCGGCGTGATCGTCACCGTTCGAGTTATCTATCAATACACACGCGGCGACGCGTAAGGGAGAAAACAAATGGCTACAAACAAAGGCTCAAGCGGTGTCGTTAAGATTGCCGCATCAGGCGGATCAGTCGCGGTTGTCGGCGAGGTGCGCTCGTACTCTATCGACACAACTGCTGACACTGTAGAAGACACCGTAATGGGTGACTCTGCACGTACTTACCTGCCAAGCCTCACCAGCGCAACGCTTTCCGTTGAATGCTACTGGGATGACGGCGATGCTCCACAGCTCGTTTTAGACGAAGGCACTGACATCGACTGGG